AAAACATGACAGTAGGAAAACTAATATCCTCTGCAATGCCCTGCATGATACGCAGGTCATCATCAGAATACCCACCCACACGGGCTAGCTCAATCAAAATACGGAATGCCTCGAGCATAACATCCGGAGGCATAGTCTTATCGAAAGAACTATAGTCTCCAGCGATAATACGCTCAGTACCAAAGCTGGTAATGCTTTGATACAACTCATCCCATTGTTTGCATTGAGCTGAAATTCCAATAGCACATTCAAAGACACTCATATTACGTTGCATAACGCGAATGAGTGACAGATAGAACTTTCTCACAATGATTGTAAAATCAAAAGGAGCACCGCAGAAAATGCGGGTCTTGCTCTTCTCTCTTTTTGCAAATGTGATCGGCTCATCCTTGAAATGTGCTACGAATACAGGATTCACTACAGCTCCCGATTTGTATGTATTCAGCATAACTTCAGCCCGGTCTAAAACCTCTTGGTCAACCTGTGCTGGATGCTGATGAACTTCATTGGGCGGCAAAATAGTAAGCAAATCCAATTTGGATTTACACCATGGGTATCCTGCAGAGGTTTTGCGATTAATTCTATCAACAAAACTAACTCCAGGAGCACCATTTACCACTGTAGATAAATCGTACACTTCAATGAGATTTAACTCTCCTTCAGGTAAGTTATTCAGAATATCCTTCAAAAAAGCATCTGAACATGACCGCAATTTTGCACTCTCGAACAAATTCGCAGTCTTAACCATTTTAAGCAAATTGTTATGCTTAGGAATCCAACCTGATAGAAGAGGAGCACAGTGTTTAGGTACAATTGGCAGCTCTGTGTTTGCCGTTAATGCTATAATCTCTTTGCGAATGAAAGTGTCAGTTACTCGACTCTTAAATCGCTGAGCGATTCGCAATGTACCATAAACGTGCAATGTGCCATCCTCTATGAAGCGAACTGTACTTTTGGGATGCAACGGGCCAATAGGATCAACCAACATGGGTGAACCTGATTGGATTACATATTGATCAAATCGCTCAACAGCCTGCTGGATCAACTGTCTTGTGACAGCCGTTCCAACAACAACTTTGTTTGACGCGTCATAAGCAACGTGAATACCCAAACAGATGGGTCCCGAGGCAGTGGTGGCATACATTAATGCTCCACAATCCCCCTCAGCAGGCGCCAAGTCAACATCTGCCATATACCCATTAATTGTACACGATAGTGTACTAATGGGCACACTACAAACTCGACCCT